GCTTCCTGTGCTTTAGCAGCTGTTTCAGCAGCATCTGACTTACTCTGAGAACCTGTAGTACTTTCTAGAGTACCTGAGCCACCTGGTAGAGTACCCGCTCTTAGGTTATTAAGTTTAGTTCTTTCAGCTGAGCTAAATACATTATTGACTACATTTGAAGCAGAGCCTATTTTAAATGTAAACTGTCCCTCTGTAGAGTTACTTGGGAACGTGACTCTGTTGGTAGCTTCCTGTGCTTTAGCAGCTGTTTCAGCAGCATCTGACTTACTCTGTGATCCTGTAGTACTTTCTAGAGTACCTGAGCCACCTGGCAGAGTTCCAGCTCTTAAGTTATTAAGTTTAGTTCTTTCACCTGAGCTGAATACATTGTTAATTACCGCACTTGCTCCACCTATAGAAAAGCTAAATTGACCTTCTGTACTATCAGAGGGGAATGTAACTCTATTCTGAGTCTCTACAAGCTTAGCAGCTGCTTCAGCAGCACTAGCTTTAGCTTGTGAAGCTATAGTATCTTCTAGTACTATAGTATCACTATCGAATCTTTTTCCTAATCTTAGTCTGTTAAGCTTCGTTCTTTCTCCTGAGCTGAATACATCGTAATCTGTTACTCCTGCTCCATTTATATTAAATCTTAGTCTACCTTCTACACCATCAGTTACTGTTATAAACTTGTTTGCGTCTGAAGGTGGTTTAGTTCCCCCTACATCATCGTAATTTTCTATATATCTTATTGGAGTATTCCAAGTAATAGTAGAGCTTCCTGCAGGTTTATTACCCACACTGAACCATACAAGATTAGTTCCACTTACAGCAGCTTTTGCTTGCACTACTGTTGAGTACCAGCTTGTTGGTGGATTTGCTGTACCTGCACTTGGAGTAGATGGTGCACTAGAAGATTCTCTGTATATTATTATACTTCCTATGCCTTCATCACCATCATCACCATCATCACCATCATCACCTGGCGCTCCTACAGCTCCATCTTTAAGTCTTAGTAGAGTTATTTGATCTACGTCTAGTACATTATTACTTAGCGCTGTGGATCTCATTGATACTCTAAATGTTTCTGACCCAAGACTTAGTGCTCCGGCTGATATTGTTTTAGTATTGGTTGAGCTATAAGCTTGAATAGTACTAAATGAAGCACCATTATTTGTTGACTTTTCAAACAAAAACTGTGCGCTAGGTTGTCCAAAGCTACTAGCTGTTAGAACTACACTAGAAGGGCTAGGATTACTTCCTGCAGTATCATATGCAAATTGCTGAGAAGTGGCTGCCAGTACTACTCTTGAGTTGAAAGGCACGCTATTAATATTAAATTGTTTTGTTACTACATCACTGCCTTTAGTACCTGTTAAAGTAAATACTTCTGAATCAGTGGTCCACGAAGTACCTGCTAGTGTGTAAACTCCAGTACCTTGATTTAACGTCATAGTTAAACCACTTTGTGTTTTAGTACTGTTTCCGCCTGCTACAGATCCACCTGTTATTGCGTAAACTACTCCACTTGTTTGTTCTGTAGTACCTACAAAAGTTTTAAACTCTCCTCCAGTACCAAGATAAAGAAAGAAGCTGTTGCCCGCAAATAAACTATATGATATAGCAGAGGCACTTTCATTTGTAAGTATTCCTGAGTATGCCGCTGCTCCTGGTTCTCCCGTAGCTCCTGCGGATGATTTTGCAAATGTTTGTTTCTTTGTTACAGATGTTGTATTTTCTATATTAAGTGTATAAACTATAGTAGCTGTAGCTGTTCCATTACCCATTCCACTGTGGTTAGCAAATACTATTTTATTAGAACTAGCTGATTGCGCTCCGGCTGTTATACCTGTTACAGCCGCTGAAACTGTGAATTGATTTGTTGAAGGAGTACCACTAGTAAGTCCTGTTAACTGAGTCCCTCCTGAGAATACTTCAAAGTCTGTTCCACTATTTGCGAAAGTACTGATTTCTCCATTACTTGCAGCAGGGAATGTATGCGCTTCGTTACTACATATAATAGTATAACCATCATCTCCTTCAGCACCTGTAGCACCTGGTTTTATACCAAATATAGATACAGTATCAAAAGCTATTTCTGATGTGCTAGCGTCTGCTTCGGCTACACCGACTCTTACAAGTCTTGGGTCTGAGAAATGAGAAGTAGGAACATTAAATGTAAAGGTATCTGCGTTGGCTCCTGAAGCTCCATTCGTATAGGAAGTTTCATAAGTTGTACCTGTAGAAGCATCTCCTGTAAATTTAAAGTAAGGGTCTGTAAAGTTTGTAGCTACAGCTGTTATAGTAATATCTGTACTAGTAGAAGGATTTGGGGTTGCTCCATCCTTATCATAAACTATTGAGTAATCTGAAGCTGTTAAGTGTACTGTCTTTGCATTTTGACCTGCGGAGCCTGTGCCATTTACACCTGCTTTTGATTTTCCTATTGAGTATGTTTTTGAAATTGCTACATCATTTACACCATCGGTTCCACCTACAATGCTACCAAGTATTGTTGTGGTAAATACTACGCTGCCAATAGTTTGTGAGTCTGTAAAGTTACTGAGAGTATATACTCCAGAACCTGAGTTAATAGCGCCTGTTATATTTGTACCTGTTGCTGCTGCGAAAGTTACTTTTGCATTACTAGTAATATCTTGATTGCCATAGAATACTTTGAATGTTCCACCAGCTCCTGTAAAGCTTGCTCCACTTCCATCAACTGCTGTAGCTACTGTATGTGACTCATTTGTTAGGAATCCTGTAATTGCACTTTGTCCATCTTGCACTGCAAAAATAGATACATTATCTTGAGCTATTATAGTTCCACCTGCTGAGCCCTGTCTTACTTTTACTGTTACTACTATAGGTGCGTCATTTACTGCAGGCTCATCTGAATCTGCTAAAGTGAAGGTTGTTGTTTGTGTATTTTGCTTTGAAGTACTACCTACTAAGAATTCATAGAATAGTGTACCTGACATATTAAAGGGCACAGTAGTAAAGCTAACAGTAGTAGTTTCTGCTCCTACTTTTGAGTAGTCAATAACATGGGTACTAGGAAGTAGTTTTACTGTTTGCGCACCTGCTGAAATAGCTAGTGAAGTACCTAAAGTACCTGCGCTGGCGTTGTAGTCACTTCTTACTATGTATTGTTTATTACCCGTAGAGCCTTTGCTATACCTTGTATGTCTTATCCAGAAGTATGCATTTTCATTTACAGCTGCATTGTACATGAAAGAAGAAGCATTGTCTACAGAAGCTACTAAAGTAGCGCTAGCCAAAGCATCACTGGAATGTTTCCAGATTTCTGTAGAGTCAGACCCTTCTATGAAGTCTCCTGCGTTTACCCAAGTTACTAATATAGAGCCAATTTTGTTAGTAGTTACCGCGCTTATAGTAGGTGGAGATGGTCTTTTCAAACCATATTGTGATGAAGTTTGATCTGATATTTTGGACGCTTGTTGTTTTGTGATTTCATAGATGCTATCATCATACTCTCTACATTTTACTGTAACATTGCAATTTGCCTTAAAACTAAGGTTTTCGATTCGCAGTAATTTATTAGACCATTTAAATGGTCCATAGTTCATACTGATTACTTGTCCAGGTCTTAATAATATAGCCCTAGGCCCAAGTTCGAAACTTACTTCTTTTGAGAATCGAGATTGGAACAATTCTTTTTCTGTACTAACTCTGGCATTATAATAATTAGTTATTCCAGTATAAGGAAAGCTTCCAGTTTTTACAATATTTCTATCTGCTTTTAAGAAGTCAGAGTTAAAGAATGTTACACTACGAGTACTGTAGTTAAGTTGTGGGTCTGCTAAACTAGCCTTGATTGTATTTTTAGATGCCTTTTGAGAGTTATCACGAACTCCAATCTTTCCTATTATGTCTGTTTCATCTATATAGTAAGGATTTGTATTTTCTCCATTAGTATAACTAGCGGCAGGGGCATTTTCTCTAGTTTCTACATCAAGTACATACTTACCGTTTTCGTACGATAGTATACCGTTGTAGTGACTTAGTAAAGCATTAATATTAGAAAAAACTGATTTACCTGTGTCTATTATGAAATTAGTTTGGTGTCTTGTTACTTCTCTCTGATGAGCAGTTTCCCAGCCATAGTATCTCCAGTATTTTACCCAGTCTGAATCATATAGTGCATAATCAATAGGTGGATTAACTTTTAGCATATTTAAGGAAGCAACACTTCCACTACCCGCTGACTTATGAAGTGTTACAACACCTGTTAGTAGAGTTAAACCTGTAACACTAGCTGTAGGTTCTGTGCCAGAGCCAATGCCTGTTCCTGTTGCTCTAAAGAAAGCTCCTGCTTCAGTATATACTATATCTCCTATATTGTAAGTTACGTGTTCCGCATACTTTTTAGCAAATTTATTGATAACACTAGTAAGAGTTATTGTATTGTTTGTAGTATCTATTCCACCTACTGCCACAGTACCCGAAGCAACATGAGCGCCGTTTGCTGCACCAGTTGTAGTTATCTTAAATACGTCACCAACGGCAACTCCGCTAGGAGAGCTAGTTAGTTTTATTGTTATGTCTGAACGAGCGTCGCAGAGTTTTGCAGATTGTACAAAGCTTGATATATCTAAATCAACTTCTTTTAAGCCTCTACCATATTTAGCATTACTTAGAAAATCTAGTGTTTGTAATGCAGGGTTGCTTAAGCTTCTTTTATCTGAGCCTGTACCATCTATTTTAAATTTATGAGTAGTAAGAGGGGGAGTTAAGAAAGGCGTGTCTATCTCTAGTATTTTAGTACTAGTACCATAGGCTACTACTTCTCTGAATTCTCCAGTAGTAATATTATGAAGAGTTCCACCTCTTTCAAAAATAGTATTACTAGCTTCATCTGTGTAATTGTTTGTCAAAGCTTCAGAATTTGTAATATTAGCTACCGTAGTACCTGTCATATTAAATTCTTTTGCATTTCTAATTTGTATAGTATTAGGGAACGTTGCTCCTGTGTAGTTAGTTTTTGCAAAGGTTAAAACATTTGCATTTCCACTACCACTCCAAGCTGCTGCTAATACAGCGTACTTTAATCCTGATACAGAGCCTGGAGTACTACCGTACCACTCAGGTGCATAGAATTGAATAGTAGGAGTCGTGGCTCCTATCTTTACTTTATTTGCTGCAGAGATACCTGAAATAGTTATTAAGCCTGCTCCAGTAGTAGAAACATTAGATCCTGCAGAAACCCATCCATCTGTAAAACTAGTAGAACCTATTATTTCATGGTCCCAGGAAAGCATATGCCAGTAGTTACTACTTGCATCTTTTAATCTTAATCTTGTTTTGTCTGTAGCTCTTCCATTCACGAGTCCTAAGTTTGGAGTAGTGTCTAATCTAAATCTATAGTGTGCTGTTCCTCTGGAAGTAGTATGTAGCCACTTATCCATAATTTTGAATTTATTAGAAGTATTAGTACCTGTACTATCTACTACCCAGCTACTGCCGTTTACACTAGTTTCTACTACTACTAAGTCTCCTTCTACAAAATCTGTATGATCATCGCTACCATCTAGGGCTGCGTCTGGTCTATACGTGTTATCAAAGTTAAAGCAGTCTAGTACTTTACCTTTTACTACGTATTCAATTTCTGGTATATTCGTTGAGTCAGCATCAATTTCTAGTTGTGTTGCTGCATAGGCTGTGTCTAGTAGTCTATGATTTGGTCCCCAGTATGGGAGAGTTCCTGTCCAGTAATCTGTTTGTCTTTTGTATCCACCTAAATTTGCTGATGCTATTGCACCGCCACCGCCACCGCCTGTAATAGAAAGTGTGGGTGTGCTTGTATATCCTGTTCCAGGATTAGTTATATTTATACTACGAACTTTGTTTGCGTCATCAGTAGAAGAACTTCCTAATAGTGCTGTAGCTGTAGCACCACTACCGCCACCGCCAGAGAAAGATATAGAAGGAGCGCTTTCATAACTTGCACCCTTAGCTCTTACTGATACACTAGATACTCCGTCCGAAGCTTCGGCAGGACTTACTAACATATCTGAAGCTAGTTGATTTGGTCTTCCATGAAAAAATTGTTGAGTTATACTATAAGGGTGAGTAATATTATACACCGCCCCATGCTGTAATCCAGCTGCTCCTCCAGTATGTAGTAAAGGTACTCTTTGATTTCCAGCTCTACCAACCCTTTTAGCTACATTGTTTATTTGGGTCATTCCTGTACCATCAACAATTACTTCTATTATTGCGTCTGTAATTTGATTTGAGTCTACGGAACTACCTGAGTATACTTGACCACCTAAAGTGTTGCCACGTGACATTCTTCCGTAGCATTGTAGTTGACTATTATCTTTGTCAGATCCTGTGCTAGCGTTTCGTACATCGAAGTCATTATCATCAGTACAGATTAAAGGTATATCATCAATGTATATATTAAAAAGACCGTGAATTTCTCCTTCACTAATTGCGTCTGCTGTATATATTATTTTTCCATCATTATTTAATGTGTCTGCAAATATAGGATTACCATTAATTCTTTGAACTCCATATACTACAGGTAAATACTTACCTTGTAAATGTACATTTAAGTCTACTTCATGCTGAACTTCTATTTGATATTCTTCAGTAGTTTGTTTCTTCATTCCTAGAAGTCCTGCAAGGCCACCACGCCTTTTGCTCTTCATCCTATAACGTGTTTCTTGTGTCTTGTAGTTTGCTATAGAACTCAGTGATGTTTCTGAATGCATGAATCCAAGGTCGGAAACATATTCAGGTCTAAGAGTTGAATCTATCTGAGGGAATTTGGCAGCGTTTAAAGCTCTGTGAACTTCATCAGTAGTTAATCTTCCATTAACTTCTTCAAAGTCTCCCCAATGACTAGTTAAATTCCACTTTACAGAAACTCCTGTAGGTTTTTCATCTAGGCTTACACCTGCTATGATTCCTTTAAATATAAGGATACTAGCGTTTCCAATTAAAGCACCTGTTTCTGGGTTTATAAATACTTTGTGTATGAATACTTCTCTATTGACAAAGTTAGGACTAGCGTTTGATGTGTTAGAAAGTGTTATACCTCTTTCCATTAAAGCTGCTGTTAGTTCTATAGAGTCTTGTTCTATTGTAAAAGTTTGAGTCAGATTACTACCTGGAAAAGCGCTATCATCTGTATCTGTTCCTGTTACTAATAATTTAACTGTTGATACTGAAGGAAATGAATCAATTACATAATTTAAAGTAGTAGTAGAGTACTTAAACTTAATTGAGTCTCCTTCTTTAAATCCAGATTCTACAAAGTCAACAATCTCTCCGTTATGTACAGAGTTTGTTGGAGTGAATACGCCTGCAGTAGTTAAGACTCCTGCTATCTCTATAGAAGCTCCTAAATCTTCGGCAGCAAGACTTATTGACATAGATGTAGCTCTTGCCGTTGTTGTTTCTGAATATGTGCCTACGGAAGTAAGTCTATTTGCTCTATACGTATTTCCATCAAATAGTATATCTGTTGCTCCGTCTGTATAGTAAGCATACCTGTTTGCATCATCCGTACGAACTTCTCCTTCTAGGAGGTCGAAGGGTCTCTCAAACTTAACTAAGTGAGCATACGAAAACTCATCATTATTAATAAGAGTACTTTTAATACTGGCGTTTATATTTCTTTCTGACATATTATGGCTGTGCTTCCTCTAAGTTCAATGAGAACTCATATAAATTATTTGTACCTAGAGAGTAAGAAACTACGTCTGAAGACTGTACTACTCTGAAAGTTGGGTTAGTTGTTATTAATTTGGGGGTGGTCGCGGAAACGTTTGTATCTACTACGCCTCTTTCTATTGAAGGAGTAACATAATAGATTCTGTCTTGAGTTCCTGGTCTAGTGCCTCCTTGTAAGTAATCAGTATTGTTAAGTACTCTTGTTACTTGATATACTTTTTTATGATTTGAATTAGCTGGGTCACTGAAATTAAACATATCTCCAGGTTTTAAAGCTAGATTAGTGACATGGCCATGGTTGTCTGCCATAAAATTAGTTGCACCTGCTACTATAGTACCTTTAACAGTTAATTGATGCCCTGCTGCACCACCTAGTGAAGTTTGAGGAGAATCATACTGAGGTACTACAACTTCAAAAGCTTTTAGTCTTCCTCTTTTTTCTTGTAAGAAACTATAGATAGGTTCAAATTGAGCACGAGTCATAGGATTATAAGTAATTTTTATTCTCCAGTTGTGCCCTGCTATAGAACGAGTAGTAGCTCTACCACTATTTGTTCTAGTGAAAGCCACGGGTTGATTTGATTCTATACTTACCGAAGCGAAGCCTGGACCTTCTACATAAGCACTTGCGTGCCCGTCTCCTGCTTCATTTATGCCCCAGTTTGGATCTGGTAATCTATTATTAAATGCTGTGAAAGGACCACTCATTATGTACTACTCCCGTATGTTTGAGTATCGACGCTTTCTAAGAATCTTTCTCCTGTATCGTTTGCTGCTTCTCTTATCATTCTGATTATATTACCTCTTTGATTTATTAGTAGGTCTTCTACACCTGCAGCGTCTACTGCATTAATACTAAAGTTTACGTTTGTGTTTCCGCCTAATCTATCATTAGGTATTATATCTACTTTCTGGCTTGGTGTTACTATTTCAGGACCTCTTTCTCCAACAAGTATTCCTTCTCCGCCTGCAGCATATCCTTTTCTACCCATTGCTCCACCAGGAGTAAAGTTATTTGCATTACCAGTACCTCTTGCGCCTCTCATGTATGAAAGTTCGCCACCATTACCGCCTCTTGAAACGTCTACTTTATTGCTTCTGTTTCCTATACTTAAGTTTGTCTGTGGTTTTGGTATATCTCCAGCTCCAGCTCCAGCATACTGAGTTTTAGATATTATAGCAAGTTGAGCAGCACCAAGTGCTCCAATCATTATTGCTAGTCCTGTAGCGGTCATACCATCATAGTCTTTATAGGCTCTCATCATACCAGATGCAGTGTTAACTACAACTTGAGCCATTTGCATTTTCTTGTTTTGGTCAAATGCTTTCTTAGCCATAGCTTCTTTTTTCTTTTCGAGTTGAGCTATTTTTGCTAATGATTCTTTTGATTTGCCGTCTCTTCGTTTCTCTGCTGCTATTTGACCGTCCATCTCAGCCATTTGAGCCTTAGAGTTTGCAGCCATCATTTGAGTTACTTGGCCAATAGCAGCTGAAGCGAATTCCGCCATAGCTACAGCTTTGCCTAATCCACCTGAACCATCTTTTCCTGCCGTTTCCATAGCCGTTGTCATAGTACTAAAGGCATCGCCAATAGCCATAGCACCTAGTACTACTGAAGATACTAGTTCACCTTCAGGTCCTAGTTTTGAAAGGTCTGCGGCTAGTGCTTTAGCACTTTCTCTTGCGACAGTAAAGTTCAATGCCTTCAGTGTTTCAGGATCTGCGTCTTTTGTAGTTTTAACACCATCAGCATCCGTACTAGTTAAACTAGCATTATAGGCTGCTATAGCATTTGCTCCTGTAGCTAGTCCGTCGCTTAGTCCACCTTTGAATCCGGTTGCTATTGCTTCTTGGAATCCTAATGCTGTTTTCTTTGTTAAGTCTGTTAAAGTTCTGTCAATTAGCTCCCCTGCTGAGTTTTCAGTGTCGTCTAATGTTTTGAACATCCCAGTTCTGTCTTTACCATTTTCTCCATCATTGCCCATGTCTGTGACACCAGCTTGTTTTGCTAAGACTCTCATCTGCAATTCTAAGATTTTGAACTCAAAGTCAAGCATAGCTTTCTTAATTGTTGCTTGCTTTATTGCATTTTCTAAAGCTATAACAGATGCTTCCATTGTCATTTTTGCAGCTGTTACAGGGTCTAGTACTGAGCTACCAGTTTTTGATGCTTGTAGCATTTTAGCATCCGTCAGTAATATGGAGTTTTTCATCTTCTGTATATCTTCTTGTACTTTTAAAGCTTTTAGATTTATTTGCTCTTGCATCATACCCACTCTAGCTATTTCCGTGTCTGTAGCTAGTTCAGACTTTGCTTGTAGAACATTATCTTCTCTTCTTGCTGCTATAATAGTTAGTACGTCTTTTCTTTCTATACTGTACTCAAGTAATGCTTCTTCTTGTTCCGCAATAGTTCCCTTCCCGTTAACTATATCAATGGCTAGTTCCTTAGCTTTCTCATCTTGTATTAGTCCTCGTTCTTTTATTTTTAAAGCATCCGCAGAAACACTTGCGTTTTTATTAGCTATTTTTGTTATCATACTTTGTTGAGTTGCTAAAGCCTGTCCGCCAACCTTTGCACCTTTAGCTGCAAGTGCTTGTGTAGCAGCAAAATCTTTTAACAGTGACTTTGAAGATAGTATATTCTCTTGATATTGTTTTAGTTCTTTTATAACATTAAAGAAGAGATCTTTTGCACCACCTTTAATCTGCTCTATTTGATCTTTACTAAATAAAGATGTAAATGCATTATCCTTATCAGCAAAGTTTTTAAAGAAATTTACAGGATCTATCATTCCACCGACGTTCTCCATTTCGCCCTCAGTATTTCTTACCATTTTCACAAATGTTTTTTCTAATTCATCGAAAGAGTTGATTACAGCATCTACAGGAGTTTTTATATCAAAAGCTGTTCTGAATTTACCAAAAGATGTAATAGCACCTTTTTGTGCATCTACATATGATTGCATAGCTAGTGTTTGTTCTTTAGTAGATTTTGCTGAATCAGCTATTAAGCCTTTCATCTTCATCTCGTTTATAACCATTTTTTTAGATGCTGCTTCTGCTGTTTTTATTGCTTTATTCTTTTCCACTAGTGCATCTACATAGGCTACTTCCTTATCTGTTAGTCCTTCTTTTATACTTGTAAGTCTTTCTTCCAGAGGTACTCGCTCTGGAAACATGTTATTTTTAGTCCACATAGCTTCGTTAGCCAAAGCATTGGCTAAGCCTTTTGATACCTCAATTAAGTTTGCTTTATTTTTGAAAGAATCATTTTCTAAGGCAGCTTCTGCGGCTATCGCCACTTTGTTTGCTTCACCTAATACTTTAACTTTTTCTATATAAGTGTCAACCTCTGCATTGTCTAACTTAGCAAGAATACTAAGTTGACTCTCATCGCCCGCTAATGCTGCGGCTCTTATAGAGTTTGCTATTGCGTTTGCTTGACCTTCTACTAATTTAGTTTCTTTATCCATTCCAAATATAGATTTTAAAGATTCCCACGCCAAAGCGGAAGCACTTGCTTCTCTTTGGAAGTTTTCAAATTCTTTTACTAGTTTATCTAGTTGTACAAATGTACCCTGTTGAGCTTTATTATAAGCTACTGCAGCTTTTGTTTGTTCTAAGAAAGAAATAGTAGCGTCATCCATAGCGTTAGTTTGAGTATCAAATCTTTTATTAATCGTTTCTTGCATCTCTCCAAGATTTTTAAGACTATTATCAAACTTTTTAGACTCTGCACTTCCAATTCCTAGAGCTTTTGCGGCCATCATAGCTAGCGGAGCTAACATAGAAAAGAGCATCATGAAAGGCCCTAGCATCATCATAAGTCTTGATATTCCACCACCAAGTATACTAACGGAACCTTGAGCAAATGTAGCTGCTTTACCGAAAGTCTTTAGCCCCCCTGTATTTTTCTTTAAGTCTCCTTTTAGTTTTGAGAACCCTGCTCCCATGCCTTCATTTTCTCCAACATTGGTTGCTCCAGATACTATAGCAAGTCTACTTGACTTTTGCTCTAAAGAGGACTGTCTTCTACCTGCTAAAGACCCAGAAGACGTCTCTACAGGCTTTTGATTTTTTATATCAAGAATTTCTTGATTTAATTGTTTTTCTTTTTGTAATGCAGCAAGTTCTTCTTTATACCCTGCCATCTGTTCACGCTTAGCTAATCCTTGTTTCTTAGTGAGGTCAAGTATTCTTTGTTCTATTAAGGCTTCTCTTTTCTTGCCTTTTATTGTTTTGTCTTGTAGTTTCTTTTCTAAAATTCCCGAAGCATCCTTTCCACCAACTTTTAACTTAAGCATAGGGCTACCTTGTGATTGCTTTTGCAAGGTTTTTAAAGAACTATCTAATTTTTTCTTGTCTTCTTTTAGTTGTACCTTTGTTGATTCTCTAACACCGTCACTGTATTTTTTTGCATTGTCAGCAGCTTTTTTAGCTTGGTCTGCTAAGCCTGCGTTGAACTGTCCCATAGCAGGAATTGCTTTCTTTAGTAGTGAGAAAACTAAGACTCCAAACACTACTGTTAGTGCTCCTTTAGACTCTGCTAAAAATTCTAAGACAGGACCTAGTACTCCGTTTAATAAGCTTATTCCAGCTTGTGCGATATCTCCTAAGGCTGCTCCTAATCTTACATAAGGGTCAGGTTTAACTGTCTCTGCATATTCTTGGAATTTGTTTTTACCTTGTTCTAGAATCTCATTTAAGAAACCTTGTCTTTTTTCTGCTTGAGTTAGTGCGCCTGCACTTTTACCTACACTAGTTGCGTATTTCTGTGCGGCTTCGTCAACACGAACAAAAAGACCGATTTCATCTAGTATTTCTGGTTCGAGTTTAATAGCACCACGGAATATTCTATCCATAGCATCGGGCAGGTCTCTACCGAGAGAAATAGCTGCTCCCTTGGCGACCTGTGTTAATCCTTCGATTTCTGAAGTATTGAGACCAGCACTTGATGCTAGTGATACCTGTCTGAAGGATTGCGCTAAATCAATAGCTCCTCCAGAGGCTTGTTGCATGTCTTTTGCAAGACTTTTAATGTAAGTACCACCCGTAGTACTTAGTATTTCCATTGATTGGGTTAGAGTATCAATCTGAGCAGATCTGGATAGTACACCAAATGCAGCTGTAAGTGCAAAAACGTTAGCTGCTAATAGGGCATAAGCTCTAACTAAACCACCAGAGCCGCCTCCCCCATCAATGCCTTGTTGCATTTTAGAGAAGTTTTTAGTAGAGTTTGAAGATATTCCAGCCGCACCTTTTTCTTTACGGTTGTAATTGTCTCTAGACTTACTAAGTCCATCCGTAGATTTACGAGCTTTGTCAGTGCTTTTTGCAAGTTTGTCCGTTTGCTTCTGGACTATATTTACGCCTTTAGCGGTTGCGACTATCTCAAATAATACTTTATTTGCCATGGTTATTTTTTCTTTGCCTTCTCATACTCAGCTTTTATAGCTTTCTGAGACCTGTCTATTGCTTGACCTTCTAGGTAAAGTAATAGTTCTAATGTCCAATCTTTTTCTTTAGGGTGTGTGATATCATGTAAGTTATACAGCATATCTATATTGGTGAAGTCTTTACCTACAAACCCTATCTCAGATTGTATTTTATCTCCGAGACAATTAAATATCTCCATGGCTGTTGGTACAGATTGAGGAAAGTCGTCCCACTCTGGTGGACATCTTTCCCAATCTATTTCTTCTCCAGTTTGTTCGACCATACGCAAGTATTGGTCTTTAGTCATTCCTATTGCATCATGCTTCAGGAGTAGACTTAACTTCTCCTTTATTCGGTTTTTTGAAGTCTGTACGAAAGTTTTCTAAATCAAAGACTACCTCATTGAGCCAATTATCAAACTCTGATGAGTTTTCGACTAATAGAAGGGCGTTTTCTTCAGTATACTCTAGAAGGGTTGAGGTATCTTGTCCTTTAAGGTCTACTAGTACTAAATCTTCTAGGAAGCTTAGTTGTAGTCCTTTCCAACCTTTTACAGTAGAGTTAGTAAATTCTTTTACAAACTTATCGTCATCTAGAGTTTCTTCAAATGCTCTAGTCTTTCTGTTAAATTTTTGTTGTGTGCATTTTTTTCGTAATGCTACGAGTTCTTTTCGGGATAGGTTTGCTAGTTCGACTTCAAATCCGTCGAGTCCAGGAAATTCTACCCAGGTTGTTTTACTGTCAACCAGTAGGCTTTTAAGTTCCATGTTTTTATATTCTCCTATGAATATTGTGTTATTCTAGCAGCTAAAGAAGTATTATCTAAAGAAGAGAAATCATAGCTTTGTTGGTATACATCAGCTACTTGCATTCTCGCAGTGTAAGACGCAGGGTTTAACTGTATCTGGAAGAAAGGAGTTGCACTTAGTGCTTTTCCTACTTCTACTGCCTTTATAGTAATATTACTATTAGTACTAAAATTATCAAATTGTGTTATATTATTATCTGTTTGGTATTGGTTAATTGCTCCCGAAACAATTCTTTTTTCTACCACGTATTCAGACGGTCGCATCACATTACTAGAATTAGTAACGCTTAATGATTTCTGCAAAGTCTTGTAACTTGTCCAAGTAATATTATTTTGTATACTAACATTTACGGATATGATATTACTCATATTTAAGCTGTCAATACTAATTACTGGATAAACTAAAAGAGGGGTTCTTGAGGACGATTCAGATTGAAGCGTTCCTGGAATGGTGTAACTTTCGTTACCAACTCTTTCTAATTTAGTTCCTTGTCCTTGCACTGCTATTTCAAACTGACGATTTGGGCTAATGCTAAAATCTCCAGATGTAGTTACTGCGCCATCTACTTTAAAGACTGAGCTACCAGTTTGAATATACATATCAAAACTAGTCAACTGTTCATTATTTAAACCCTGTAACAGGTCAATAATTGGACTCTCATCCTTTTCTTTTGTCAATGGGACTGTGAAACTAAAATCGACTGCGTTGGCAGAAGTTATAGTTGCTCCCTCGAACATCTTTGTTTGGTCGTGCAAAGTCTTTACTGGGTACGATTCTTGCGCAAATGTTTGGGAAAAGTCTAAGGCGGTAGTAGTATATATTCTATACTTGTTACCGCCATAAACTATAAATAGCTTACTCTCCTTGAGGAAACTATAAGACATAAGTACTTAAGCTTCTGCTTGAGAACCGGTTGCTAAATAACCCGGTTGTGAATGTACTGTTTGTCCGATGTATTTTACTGATAGTTCATCGCCTTCTAGAAGTGATGAGCCGTTAGCAGCAAATTCTACGGAAGCAGAGATTAGATCTCCAACTTCAATTGTTGGCACAGTTAAATGAGCCCTAGGCATTGAGAAGCCTACACCTGCTGATGTTACAGTAGATCCGTTGAAACCAAAGTCTCTAAGTCCGAAACTGCCTGCTGCATCTGATGCGTCTATTTGTCCTGTATCAAAAGCTACACCCATGAATAATCTCATATCAAATGAGTTGGATACCATGTCTGTTGCTGCTGCTAAGTCAGATAGTAATTCGTTAGAACCATTATCTTTATTATCAAGATACATTGTTAAAGAGCCACTTACTACTCTAGCACCTGTGAAAGAACCAATTGGCTTATCCACGATACCGATAGTTTCAGGTGTTACATAAGTAACGTTATTAGCGATTGTTAAACTTCCGCCAGTAATGTTAATTGCATAATTTTTAGCATCAAGACCTTGAGAGTCTTTACCGCCACCTTGTAGTGCTGTATTTAGGTATAGAGAAGATAGTTTGTTTCTTAAGTAGTCAGCGTCACTTGGACCTGTTGTATCTACATAAGAGAACTCTTCTGTGAAGGCATCATGATCAGTAGCTGCCTGAGTATTAGCGTTAAGAGTAGTGGTTACACTAGAATCTGAACCTGGACGTATGTCCGCTGCTGTATATTCAGTTGCTTTTGATGGATCTTCCATTCCTTCTACGACTTGGTCAATAGTAGTAGCATTACCAGACCATGTGATCTGTGCTATACCGTCGATTGAAAAGTCGATTTCTGCTTGGTTAACCTGTGCTTGGTTTAGCCTGTATGTTGTGTTTTCTAGTGCGAAGTAGATATTTAGCTTCATAAGTTCATGGACGTCTGAATTTGTAAAAGTACATAATGAACCTTTTAGGGTAGTAGTACTTGTAAGTACTCCTGAACCTGCTGTTACTTGAGCTGCATCATCTGCATGAGTCGCTGGAAGTCCAGTTCCTGATAGTGCTGCCCACATAATGTTTTCAACACAGTCAAATGTATCACTTGCTCTGAAACTTGCTGCTCCATGTCTGAAAGGTCTGACATATGTGCCAAATGACCATTCTGCAGGTGGTAAAGAATCATTGAATCTTTTTGAACCCCTGTTTGGTGCTGCACCAGCTTCTGATATGGTTACGTCAGTTGAATCACTTCCTTGTGAAAAGCTATATCCATCTAATACACCAAGTCTGAATGTGTTTGCATCGACTTCGTTTCCTTTGAACAATCCTGTTCCTAGTCTTGAACCATCAGCTGTATTTACACCTGTTACTGCTGTAACTGTAAATACAAAACCTGCGCCTGAGCTATCAGTAGCATGATTAGCTGCTGTTTTTGCAGTACTTTCAGTACAAGTTTCATTTACTACAAAAGCACTGCCTCTGAAGTTGTTTGGTACAGCTACTGATGTAACTCCGCCACTTCCATTTACTGACTTAACAATAAATTTACACCCTGTTCCAGACTGACTTGTTGAGCCGTCTGCAACTGTTATAATATCACCTACAACGTATCCTGAACCCGCTGTGGTGACTTTTCCGTTTTTGATACCTCCAGTAGCACCAACTCCATTTACGGAACTAATGAATACTTTGGTATTCCTGGATAGATTTAAAGCCATTTGCTTTCTCCTATTGTTTTACTTTGAAAGTACGTCGCTAGATTTTTATCAGCGTTTGTAATCTCGTTTTTAATACCTGCACTGTAAGTTTATTTCGCCAATTCCTAAGGGACTTAACACCCCTTCATCCGTTGACATAGAACTCACAGTTAAGGAAGTTGTTGTTAATGCTGGACTGACAGTATCGTCATATATCAGCATATCATTGTCGTCTACTACTCTTTCAATGTCTTCCATTAATAAAGCTAAGACTTCTTGTGGGTCTTCTTGGTTTTCGACATAAACTCTTACGTCTAAAGTCAGGAATCTCCATTTAAAGCCGCCTGGTTGATACTCTCTAGATTCGTCTCCAGCTACCACGCATAATTTCGGGAACTCTTGGATCTCATCTAAAAAGACCATACCACTATGGCAGTTTTTAAATATGTTTGAATTAAAGGGATGATTCCCATTAATTAATTTTAATTTTTGTACGAGAGCATCGACAACTTTACTTCTTCCTGTTCTGTATGTGTTTGCCATTAAACTCTCCTAGTTGTTAAAGCAGATATTTTAAACATCTCCATTGCTAAGCCTCTTATGCTTTTTGATATGAGGGGCTTTGGATTATATCCTGAAGGCCATCTTCTGCTGCCTTTGTTTTCAAAAGTCTCATACGGGTTTATTCTATATGTATACTTTACCATTAATGTTCTAGCTGCGGGTGTTATAGACTGAATATTTACTGATTCTGCAAATCTACCCGTTCTATTAGTTAAATTGGGTTTCCCCATATTACTCATAACTTCTTTTGAAATTCTTTGATTTAAGAGCTTCATCATTCCTGTAGAAGCTATTACCGCCTCTGATAGTCCTAAACCTTGCTCGGGACCTTGTTTTTGTCTTGAGCCTTTCTTTGCAAATTTCTTTAATTCTGGGTCAAGTCCTAATGCTATTGCACTATTTTTATTAGTTTTCGTAGCGTTTTTTTGTGCTGTGCTACGTTTTCCTACACTTTGCTTTGTGCTTCTATGTTTGGTTAAATTAGTAGCCCCTTTAGTCTTATAAGCTCTTTTCATTGCTTTAGAATTAATTATCATATCAGCAACAGTATCTATGGGGGAACGAGAACCTTCTTGGTTAATAAACTCGTCTCTTGTCATACCGCCCCAAGCGTCTCTTATGGAATCCTCTAATTCTTTAGCGTTTGTTTTCTCGTCGCCTGCTCCATCCGATTTGTTTGCGCCTTGCTCATCTACATCATAGTACATAGTTGAAGTATATCTATAAAAACCTGCATCGTAACTTATTCTTTTATCATCTACGTTTTTTAATTCTAATTTTGTTATACTTTTTTTACCAGCTTCTAGTACGCTTTTTATGTTTCCTTGTCCTTCTCCTAAAGTACCTAGTATGTCGTTTATTACACCTAGTCCAACGTTAGCTTTTCCTTGTACTTTTGTTGCTGAAAGCTTGTCTTCATCCTTCTGTCCGTGACCTAAGTCTACTAGGGATTTTCCACCCTTTGTTTTGTCTCTGCCTTCTCCAAATATCTCTTTGTACTTAGAGCTTTTAAATAACTCTCCTAATAGTTCGCTATTTATTCTTTTTATTCTTAAAAAGTTATTTCTTGCGCCGCCGCTTTTTGAATCCTTAGTACCAGTACTCTTACCTGCTAGTACTATAAATCTTAAATTTGTATTACTACTACCGCTAGCGTGATAAATATCATCTTTTGAAATTTCAGCAGTACCACTTTTTATAACTGTATTCCACTTTTCTATTAAATCCCCACCAAGCTGTGATATCTTTTTTGCCTCTTCACTTCCTAGGTATTCCGGATTAGCCTTTATAAAAGCAGTTTGTAAATTACTGCTTAACCTTGTACCATTGATAGTAACTTCAGTTTGTGCTGCATTAGTGATAGCATTAATTGAATCCCTAACTCTTTGTGCTTTACCAGTCTTTGCCGTTGTCTCATCTGCTGCGGCTCCTAAGGTTAAATCCCATAACTGTTGTAGTCTATTTTGCTGGTCTTTACTAGCCACTTAGCTGTATATTTTATACATATCAAGTATTCGCTTGATATGGTCCGGAAACCCAATATTGCCTGCTAGACTAGAAGATAGTGGATTTTCTACGCTACTTCCTGATATAGTCATTCTTTCTTTTCTTTCGTCTTTCATGTAGTACTTAATTAAATCAAATACTGCAAGTCTTAAATCTAAGGGGGTACTTGTATACCCTGCTTTGTACGTTACCTTTACGGCTTTCATACCTTTAGCCCAGTATTTGTTACCAGTGCTACTTGTTCTTATAATACTATCAGATTCATCGTCAACTATGTATTCATATTTGCCACTACTGTCAGAATTTTCTGTAATTAGTGTTGTATATGCGTCAGCTTGATTTATTCTTTCTTGTACTGATACGACCTGTATTAATGGAGATTCCTCTAGGATTATAGTATCTACTATGGAATCTTTTATATTTATATATTCGACTTTATTACTACTAGCGTAATCTATAAGAGTAGTCCCGCAATAAGTCTTAACGAGTTGGGAAACACTGTCGATTACTACATTAATACGTGCGTCATGCTCAAGACTTTTCAATCCTGCAAAATCTTTGTATTGTTGTAATGTAACTAAATCTGCCATATGTTTTCCTATAAAAAATGTGGTGGGGTTGCCCCCACCACGGGATTTCTAAAAGTATTAACTACCTTTATACTGTAACGTGATACATGCTGTTGAAGCATCGATCATGTCTGTGAATCCTAGTCTCTGTGAAGCGACTAGTACTCTTCTTTGGTTCGCAACTTCATAGTCGGACTCAATAGTAACACCTCTTAATCTAGGCATTACAAAGTTCTTAACATTAACCGCACAAGCAAAGAACTTGCTTACTGCTGGAGTTTTGAACTCGTCACATACGATTACTTTAGAACCGAACACTTCTCCGATTTCTCCTCTAAGCTTTGTTGCCACGTTACCAACTAAGTTGGTATCCTGGAATTCAGCGTCGGATAATAGGTTGAAGTACTCTGTTGAGTTTACGATGTAAACTACGTCTCTAGGGTTGATACCCCATTTGCCCATTTTCTTTCTGGCATCTAACAACATTGAAGCTGTTAAAGACTCGGAAGCAAAAGCTGTAGCAGATTGGATTTTGTTAGCGCCAGCCATAGTGACTAGTCCTTCAAATGCTGCTCCGCCTGTACCGTAAACGCCGTCTGCATGGTTACCCAATAGTAGTGCGTTTTCAATACCTCTTGCATGAGATCTAATGATTGAATCCCTAATTAAAGGAAGAATTGGCATAATTGCATCTTCTTCAGTCTCGTTACCTAAGTAAGATTGTGAAATAAGCTTTTTGGTTGAAAGAGTTCTTTCAGCCATTGCAATACCAGCTCCATTAGCTGGATCAT